GGCTCATCCATCACAACCGGATACCACCGCGCGCCATAGTATACGAACGAAGACGCTTGCCACGGCCACGGCCACGGCGACGAGAACGACGACCTTTTCTGTACCTCATAAAGCTTTACTCATTAACATTTGAAGAAATAGATAGATATGCTGCGGAGTTATATCCGCGTCAGTCATCCACTTTTTTTGGACTTCAAGAATAGCATTTTGAAAGTCCTTGGATTTCCAAACTTCCGCCTTAATCTGTTGATCGGCAGCGCCAAGATTGAACCTTTGCTCAAGGAGCTTGAGTTCAGTCTCCATTTTCAGAATACCCGCGGGGCCATGCATTTCGACGCCGTTGATATTCATTGACTTCTTACCTGTCATCCATTCCGCGGCCTGAACATCGATAGCCGCATTAGCTTCCTTACTTTGCGCAGTAGCTTGAAGCGATGTAATAATAGCTTCAAATCCAGTATCATTCAACAACGGATTCTTACGCAGCACATCAGCCTGTAAACGGTTCAGCGTAGTTAACACGCCAGTCCGAGTAGTAGCAGCATTTTGCGCAGCTACCTGCGATTGCGCCAACGAAGTCGAATTATACATTTGCAACGCCTGAGCAACGCCCATATCACCATAATCAACGGGCTTCGTATCAGGATAACTAAGGGGAGCAGATTGATTGCCGGGGTTACCCTGGCCATAGATAAGATTAGGATTCAAACCAGCATCCTGAAAACGTCCCATTTGAGCAACCGGAGTATTGTACTTCAATTGCTTATCGAGATACTTTTCATTCGCATCCGCTTGAAATTCAGCCAACTTCCGGTTTTCCTTTTTCTGCTTGCTCTGACCGATCAGAGACGACGCGAGAGAAACCGCGCCGATAATAGCAGGAACCACCCACGCCGGCATTAAACTTCAATTTTAGTTTGAGACTCCAGTTCAGCCTTATGCAGCTGATTTTGATAACGACCATACAGGAACGTAGTCAGTTGATCCAGAGTCGGGGTATCCGTACGAACGGCATTAAGGAAGTGCATTGCTGAGGTAAGATCATTCTCAATCATTTTACGGAACTCAGCCTCCGTAAGGACTTTGCGTTCACCTTGTGACGCAGAGCCATTTTTACTCGTTTTTTCCATGAACCAAACATAAGAAATAGTTTGGTGTCAGTTAGCATAGTATATCAAGTATTTACTATGCTTTCCGGAACTGAGACAGATTCCGAGTGTGGGAGTGTGTGTGTTGTGTGTGTGTTGGGTGTGCCTCCGGTCATCTGGCCTCCGGCCATACGAGCACTGATCCTCCGCGGCAAATACCGAGCCCACTGTTCCGGGAATCGCTACGGGGCCTCATATCGCTGGCGCTCCATTCGTTCCTTCGCTCAACCCTACACAGGGGTCTCGGGTCGCCGCGTCGGGTGCCCGCTCCCTTCCACTTCCAGTAATTTTTAAAAAAAAATTTTTTCACAACCACTTTTTTCGAGAGAGAGAGAGAGACAAATAGATAGAATAGAAGAAGCCGGGACAAGCCCGGCTTGATAGATAATACACAACATGATAGTGAGATTAGGAGCGCTTCGCGCATTTTCCGCTCATTACGGCTTCGCCTACAAGCAGCGGCCGCGTGGCCGCGAGTGAGAGTGGGCGAGAGAAGAGCGTCCCGTAAAAGCTGCCGACACGCTGTGGCTCGCAGCCGTGAGACACGGCCCCAACCTACGCTTTTACTCCTTCACTGTTTGCGGCAGTAGTAGCTTTGAGTTCAGCAAGCAATTCCGCACGTTTAGCGGCAGCCGCTTTTTTCATTGCATCCTTTTTTTCCGAGTCCTCTTTTTTGGCTTTCTCATCCAATTTTTTAGCCTTTTCCTTGAACTCTTCAATAACCTCGTGTTGAACGGTAAGATCCTCTTTGGATAATTTCTCCAAATCGTAGTCGTAACGATCTTCATAAACACCTTCCTTAGAAACCGGCAACGCTTCGTTACGAACAAAACGTTTAATAATTTCCTGAAGGGTCATAGACTGCGAAGGTACAACAACCTTTTTTACACCTTTAAAGGACTGTCCTTTAACAGGCACTACTGGATAGAGTCTCATACAAATCCAAGGGTATTAGGTGTACCAAAATAAGGGAGAGGACGCTTAACAGTAACTTTATTGTGGATATAAATCCAGAAATTATCAGCGTCACCATTAACGACAAATATCCGATCTTGCGTGTCACCATCATAGATGGTAAAATCATAACCAAGTTCAGGAGAAGACGTAAAGTCCCGAGTCAACGTCCAGAACAACAGCGTATCATGGAAGTCACCATGGTTAGTATTAGGAACATATTTCCAATCCGCATACCGCGATTGATATCCAAACAACGGCTCCTGACCATCAGCATCCTCCGTTAAATTAACAGAATCAGCATACAATTCAGATTTTGCAACAGTCTGCTCACCAAGTTTCGCGAACGTAGGCCAAGGATAGTCCAAGAACGAACGACGACGGAACATTCTCGGGAGTCCCTGATGATAAGATGGGGGATTCATGATAGACATGATTCCAATAATAAACCCATGCTCAGGGCAGAAATACTTAAAATTATTAGTATTTCCATAAGTCACACCATGGCCGCCCATATTCGCAAGAGGTACAATATCAGTACCATCAGAAGAATAAGCAGTCGAAACGACCTCAGAAATTTTTACGGGGATACGACCTCCACCAATGTATTCAGGACGCTGCAGGCGACTATCCTGCGGCCTGATTCCGAAGTGGGCCTGTGTCGATTCAACGTACCGGCTACCGCCTATCGCATTACGCTCTAACCAAACTTGCAACGCATAGGCTGAGCGAAAATCGTTTATAGTAGTTGTGGTACCAGTAAAGTCAGAGCCTTTAATATACAAACCTCCGGGATGATCTGTATTAGCTTCGGGCTCTACAACCCAAGCAACCGGAGTACCATCTTCGGTACCACCAACGAGAGCAGTAGTAGTAGGCGGCGAAATAGGGTCAGCATAAATTGAACCAGTACCGCCCAACGCTATGGGTATAAGCACCTCAGTGCCGCGTTGTGTGAAGGGCAAGGCCGAAGTAAAATAATCATGCTTGTAACAACGGTTCTCCAAACCAAGCAAATTTGCAGCGGTAGTACCAGTAACTTCACCACTCGCAAGAGGAAACGTAAACAACGCATCATCAGCCGTAAAATTACGATCGCGGTAATACTCATTCCATACAATCCAATAAACTGCATGCGGCATCGCATCCAATTTAATTCCAAGATAATCAGAACTAGATTCACCGGCGAGAGGCCAAATGGGACAACCCAAGTAGTCAGACAATGTCGACTTATTAAAATATGGGCCTAACCCCATTTGCTCACCTAAATCAAAATAAGGTGGAACCGGAGCAGTAACCGGATCTACACCAACGCCAAGACGACCGCCAGTAATAAATTCCTCCCAATCTTCCCAAATAAGACGATTGGGAACAAAGAAGAAATGAACAAAAACTTGAATCTGATCATAGATCGGCGCAAGTAACGGAGCGAGACGAACCAACATCTCGGAATTACCATGAAAGTAATCCGAAGGAACGCACTCCTGAATTAAAACGGGAGTCAATCTACCCATACGAGTAGTTAACCTTTTGTCATGCGACAAGTCAAACGTTGACTTCGTTGGCCGAGTCAACTTGACAGACTGAAAACCTTTGTAATCTGACATAGTTTAAATGATTAAATTTTCCTTACACTTTAGGCGAATTTTTTTAGCGAGGATTCGCCTTTGTTCCTCGTAATACGCCAGAGGATCGCGCATGCGCATCCGTTTCGGATGCCGAATAAAGCGCAAAAGCTTTTGAAAAGTTTCCTTTTCAGCACGCACCGAAATGCGCACGCGATCCAATTTAGAGAATATCTTTTCCTTGTAATACCGTGGCAGGTGCCGCTTTTGTCCATCCAGAATCGCATAGTTCTTACGGTCGCTTTTTTGCCACTCAATCATTTGAGGGCTTAAGTAGTTTGCACCGAGACCGGGACGTCTGGACATAATAGTAAACGGCGGCACCCGCTTATGCTTCATTTTCCAACCCTTACCGTTGACGATATAACCGAGACAGTACATAATCGACTGAGTGGTAACACTGCCGATATGTACAAGACCTTTGGACCAAGCTTTACGAATAGCCGCATCAGGTACATCCCCGAAAAGGATAATATGATAGTGCGGCCGAAACGTTTTTGCACCGTATTCACCAACAGCAAAATACCGAAGTTTGTGCCCAGCTTTCCGAACCTTTTTAAAGAACAACTGAAGGTGGGAATTTCCTTCAACGTTTGGTTTTGATAACTGCGCCTGTCCATCTTTCCAGATCAATTCATTATCAGCATACGTCAACGTAACGAATTTAGAGCCAACGTGCATCTTTTGCTCATAGTGGAGACGCAACGCCCAGTCCGAACGCTTAGTCGCCGCACAGAACGCACACGCACCACAGGGAACGACCATTTCACGGTTTACCAGATATAAAGGTTTAAGACACTCCATTTAATACCAATACCGTATAAGTTCGCGCTTAGTCTCTTTAGTGAAACAATTCCAGCGTTTCCCGTGCCACTTATAAGCACGACGAAACGCACGAAGAAATTTAATGAACTCAGTCATACATTGCTTCTTCAAGAGCCTCGACGATACCGATAAACCAAACTAATAACCTCAAGATTAGATACCATTTCAAATACCTCACCTTGATAAGTAAACGACAATGAGCGCGAAAGAAAACGCTCCCAATCCGTCCATAACAACCTGTTAGGAACGAAGAAGAATTGAAGCGGCTCATCCATCACAACCGGATACCACCGCGCGCCATAGTATACGAACGAAGACGCTTGCCACGGCCACGGCCACGGCGACGAGAACGACGACCTTTTCTGTACCTCATAAAGCTTTACTC